GTTGATCAGATCGCCTTCGGTGGACGTGTCGAGAATGTTGTATTCGACGACGCGCGAGACGTCTTCGGCGTAGGTCACCTGGTTGCCCGGGCTCTCCCACTGCTTGACCTTGGCCAGCGCGGCAATCGCCAGACTGGACGGCGACAGGAGGACGTTTTTCTTCGCCGCTTTCGAATACACGGCGGGCATGTTGTGCACCACCAGGCAACGGTCGAAACCGAGCTCGGCGCCACCAAGTTCCTGGCTGTACAGCACCTGATCGGCCACCGACACATCCTTGCCGTCCAGTACCACGCGGGCTTTGACGCGCTTGCCGAAGGAGGCGAACTCACCGGCCACCGCTTTGCTGCCGGTATAGCCCGGCGCGCCAATAATGGTCAGGTCTTCCGGGACACTGCCCAGTGCCGCCAGACCCAGCTTGCGACCAGTCGCCGGCTCGACACCGCCGATCACATTGTTGACCGTGTCGGCCGGCGTCGCGCCTGCTTCGACGATGACCACGTACACCGGCACCTTGACCACTTTGAGGATCTGGTAGACCGCGTGGTACAGCGTGCCCTCTTCCGACCCAGTCGGATCGAGCAACGCATGAGTGGTGAAGCTGTTGATGCGAAACGGTGCGTTACGCGGAATCAGCGGATCGGCGTTCGGCGCAGTGCCGACCAGACCGATAACGTTGTCACCCAGGCCACCCATGGCGTCGGGGGATTCAGTGGCATTGACGGTGATGCCGTTGTGCTCGAAGTTCAGAACCTCAGCCATGTTCAGTCAGCCTTCTTGGCAGCGGCCTTTTTGGCCTGGGTGATAGGGGTTTTCGGCTCAAGTCGACCGGCAAAGTGCAAGGCACTGGCCTCGACATCGAGCAGATCGAGTTCTTGACCAACGCTCGACCAGTGCCCACCGCCGGTGGGGAATGGGACGAGCACGGTGTAGGTTTGGCGGGTTGCCATGTGTAGTTGCTCCAGAGACGAAAAAGCCCCTTCATGGAAGGGGCCAGGTAGATGATCAGCCGATAACAAAACGCCCCGACGATGCGGGGCGCTTCTTATTGCGGCAGGCCGGCGAGCCATGTCGGCGCAACCGGCCGGTGTTCGCTCAACGGCAATTCGCCACCGGCCGGCCAGATACGCAAGTCGTGACGATAGGTTTGCAGCTCAATGTATTGCGCTGGAGTCAACAGGGTCGGCCAACGCTCGATTTCGTCACGGTAGCGAGTTACAACGCTGTCGGTGGCTGCAATCTGCATGTTGCGCCAGGAGCGCTCATAGCCCTCCAGCTCTTCAGGTGTTGGCCCCGGTCGATCAGCCAGCACCGGATAGCCCTCTTCGTTCATGACGATCATTTTGCCAAGAGACAGACCGTTCAATAGCTCAAGCCAATATTCGCGAGAAATCTCAACGGCATCGCTTGGTATTTCCATATGAATGGAAGGATCGTAGAAACCTTGCATCGATGGTGAATAAAACATGGGTTCTTCCTTGTTTGATGTTTGAACTTTCTAGATCGCCTGCTTGGGCGGCCAGATATGAAAACGCCCACTGTGTGGTGCGTTTATTGATGCGCCGTGATCGGCGCGGGCGGTGTCGAGCGCAGACAGTCCGGAGCGAGCATGTCATCACTGCATCGCCCGCCTCAGGTCTCCGCAAACATGACCTTCCTGCGTATTTTTTTAATGGTTACCCATCAAAATTTGTAACTGTTTGTCGTGATCGCAAAAGCACTGAAGGTTCCGGCGCTGGAGAGGCGATAAAACAGCGTTTGCGGCGACAACAGGGGAACATTCAGAAATGAACCGCCGCCTGCTCCTGAAAAGTTTACGATAAAGGTTTGAAGACCTATGGCAGCGGGTGAACCGGCAAGCGCCATGCTGTAACCATTGGCGGATACCGTTCCTTGAAAGTTTCCCGAAACCGATTTGGCATTCATTGGGACAGCTGCAAAGATTGATAAGCCTGTGAGCGTCAGAACGGGAGCCGTTGTCGACAACACTTGTGTGCCATAAAAAACCTGCCGATCAACTTGTTCAGCGACAGCAAATTGGGCACTGGCATTAGTCGGCAGAATGCTGACGAGCGCGGAAAACGTATATCCGTCCGGAGCAAAATCAGTCAGCAGTTTCGGAGCGATTGAAGTAGTGCAATTGACAGCAATAACGCCGAGGGATTTAGTGGCTGGATTGTAAAGTGCATACACCGCAACAAACCCATTGACCGGCGCAGCGCCTGCAGCCATCGCTCCCAAGCCCTTAACCGCAGCCGACAGGTTGATGCTTTGGTTGAAGCTGGTGAGAACAATCCTTTTCCCGTTCGTATCTCCCAGAACTACATCGGAAGCTGTAAACATCGCGGTAGAAGCCGCAACCGGAATCGAAACCCGAACGTTTCGAATGTCTCCTGCAATGGGTCCATTCAAAGAAAGCTGCTGCAACTGTTCAGAGAGCGCAGCGATATCAATACCTCCCTGATTGACAGGAGCGTTCCAAGCTTTGATACACCACATGACAGCGAGATTGCGAGGGCGAGTTTCAGCGCCGCCGGTGTTGACCGTGTTCGGGGCGTTCACCATCTGCATGGTGGTTCCGTTATCTATCGGCGAAAGGAATGCACCAGCCGAAATACTCGCTGTCCCGCCATTGATAGTCCCCCCCTGCCAATTGCCTGCGGGGTCGAAAGTCGCAGCAGTGCCATCAAAATAACGATGGTTATGCGCTGCAAAGGACTCCGCTTGATATTTGCCAATCGCTCGGCCAGCATCCACTCCGCGGCCATGATCCCAGCCACGCAGAAACTCGCCGCGAGATTCCGGCAAGCGGAAATTGCCCGCGCCCTCGTCACCCTTGTTGTAAGTTGTGCCGAGAAAAGCGGCTAGATCAGGATAGGTCGCAATGCTCTGCACACTGCCATCCAGTTCCAGATAACCGGGAGCGACGATACCCGTCGGGAATGCCAGAACAGCACCCACTGGGACGGCTGACTTCAGCCGTTCAACTTCCTTGGCCAGCGCGGCTACATCGATGGCTCCCTGATTGACCGGGGCATTCCAGGCTTTGATGCACCACATGACGGCAATGTTGCGAGGACGGGTTTCGGTTGAGGTGCGCGCAACTCTCGAAGCATCGAAGAGCATATTGATGACGCCGGTAGCGGCTCCGCCTCCGGGGATTTGCGTCCCACCGGTCGCCGCCGAGCCAAAAGCGCCACCGACCGTGCCCACAGCTGCAAGTTGAACACCATTGTTCGCGGCATATTGTCCCGTGATGTTCTGGAGCGAGTCGAGCTGCTCACTGCCGACTCCCCGGCTAGCATCCACCCCCCGCCCATGATCCCAGCCCCGCAAAAACTCCCCACGCGCTTCCGGCAGCCGGAAATTACCAACCCCCTCATCGCCCTTGTTGAACTTGCCACCCAAATACGCGCTCAAGTCCGGGTAAGTCGCGCTGCTCTTGACGCTGTTATCCAGCTCCAGAAAACCCGGCGGTGGCGCATCAACCGGAAACGCCACAATCGATCCAACTGGCAACGCGGAAGCCTTGGCAATCAACGCCTCAACTTCAGCCTTGGTGTACGAATCCTTGATGCCAAACCCAGCCAGCGTTTCCGGATTGGCCCCAGCCGTCGCGCGACCATATTCATCAACAGTCAGGCTCTTGTAAGTTCCCGCAGCAATCCCGGTGCGCCCTGCGAGCATATTGAATATCAGCGCGGTCGTGCCAAGCGTGATCGGTGCATTGGTGGTCAGGTGCCACAGCGAATCTCCATTCGCTACGCCCTCCTCCACCATGACCGTCAGACCCGGCGTAACCTTGGCGCTGGTGTTGGCATCGGTGGCCCGCACCCAGTCGCCATTGGCAACAATCCACAAGCCGTTGTCCTTGGCCAGCGTCTGGCTCGGCAGCAGCACGCGATCGCCGGCCACCACGGCAGCACCATCGATCTGCTGGGCGCCTTTCAGTACGACGTTGCCAGTCGCAGCGACGCGCACCGATTGCTTGCCATCGAGCTTGCCGAGTTCTTCGGCCAGGTAACTCATAACCCAGGCACGGGTCGCCTTGACCACCGTGTCATCGATCAACAACGTCACCAGCGACGCATTGCTGGTCTCGAAAATCGAGCGAATGTAGAACTCTTTACCCGACCCCGAGTTGGCGAGAATCGGCTTGAACGACTCCGGATATTTGACGATGGCATAGAGCACGCCAGTGTCAGTCCACAACCCCGCTTCCCGAACATACCAACCACCAACATCCGGCGGGATGGTCACTTCAGCAAGCAGCCAACTCGGATTTTTCTCGTCCTGGAACAGCGCGTTGAGCGGTCCGCGCCAGACTTCGCGTTTGAGCGCGGTGGCGGTTGCGGCCGGGTTGTAGACCCCGCCCTCGCCGCCGTCGCCGACAGAAAAATGCGTCAACTTGATCGGCACGCCCGCGGCCTTGCACGCCGTTTCGTAGGCAATCCCTGCGTTGGTGAGCAGGGTGTAATAGTCAGCCATTCAGGCCCCCTGAGGATAAATAGTGGATGTTTCGACGGTGTACATACCGGCCGCTATGAACGCCTCTCCCGAGGTTTCAAGCCCTTCGATGAACACCGGATAAACCGTGGTCAGTTCGCCGCAGAACGTCGCGGCGCCGATGACGTGATTGCCGAAAGCGCTCAAGCCAACGGAGACCGTCAGCACATCGCGTTCGCTCTTGGCATCCGCCAGGCGTCGGTCGAGACGTGCATCGATTTCTTCGCTATAGGGTTGTTCGCTGAAGGCACGCACAGAAAAACTGTACGGCACGCCGGGCGGTGTCTGTTCGTACCAGGCGCGGATCTCGGGTCTTAATTGCAAACCCTTGGCGGCGTTTTCCAGTGCCTTGCGAGTGCCGGCCTGGCGCGCGGTGGGCCAGGCCAGTTCGACGGTGAGGCGCTTCTCCGCCACCGGCGCATCAGTGCTCCATTCGGCGACGCCACGATCGGCAGCCAGATAAGGCAGGAAAGCCACTGGCGTTTCGCTGGGGTTCATCAATTCCGGGAACGGCGGTGCGATGCGATCAAGCAAGGCGCCTAAGCCCAGATCCAGTCCGCGCTCAAGTACCGAGCTGTTGGCTGGCAGTAAGGTCGGGCGCTGAGTTTTTTCACTCATAGCGTCAGCACCTCGACTTCGACCGCGGTGCAATAAGGCGCCTGAAAAGCGGTGGTGACGATCGGCGCCAGCGGTTCGAGAATCTGCAGTTGTACGGCGCCGGCGCTGTGCAGCGTGTAGTCGATCCAGCTCGGATCGACCCGACCTTCCAGGCGATGACAGCTGTCGGCATAAGCCTGCAATTGTGCTTGCGCGGCGACTTTGGTCAGGCCCGAATCAGGGCCGGAATTGATCTTGGCGACCACGCGAATTTTGTAGCGCTGGATCTCGGCAGCCTTGACGGTAACGAGGTCAGTTTCCGGGCGCACGTCTGGACGAGCAAAGTGCTGACGGACGCCGTCGAGCAATGCTTCGGAAGGCGTGCCATCGCCGTCTCGAGAAAGCACGGTGACTTGCACTTCGCCCGGCGCAGTGCGCCGCCCATTGCCATCCTTGACCTGCGCGGCGAGGCCGTCCGGGTTGAAGGTGTAAGTGACATTCACTACGCCGGAATCAGTGGACTCGACCTGCACCATGGGCCGCTCGCCGAGGGTGAACACCTCGCGGCGATACTGCATCCGCGAACCCGCCGCCGGTGCATGAGGTGCCAGGTAATAACGCAGCCGAGCGTCGTCATCACTTTCATAAATCGCCGGCACCGGCGGGAATGCCGCCGGGTCGCCGGGATCGAGCAATTGCCGCTCCAAGCCCATGTCCGCCAGCCGCGCATCGAGATTGCTGCCGGTCGCCCACCACGCCAGCATCTGCTTGATACGTGCGTTGTATTTGCGCTCATGGGTTTGCAGACGCACGCAGAACGCTTCCAGCGCCAGGGTCAGCAATTCGCTTTCGTTTTCCAGACTCGCCTTGAGTTTCACGGCGCTGGCCGGCGAGCGAGCCCCCACGTATTCGATGACGAAAGTCTTGAACTCGGCGAGCAAGTCTTCGAACGCTTCGACCGTGATCAGCGCGGGTTCGGCCAGCTGATTCTGGCCAGGTATCAGCATGCTCATGTCAGCACCTCG